AGCAATAACTATCCAGCAAGCACAAACGCTTCGGATATTGTTGCTTTTGTTTACGACGATCCTAGAATCGTCTTCGAAGTTCAACACGATGGTACAGGCACAGCAGCAATGAATTTTGCTGGTTTTGATTTAGTAGGAACAGCAGGAAGTTCTGCTACTGGTAGATCAACTCAGGAGTTAGACACTTCAACAGCAGGTACATCTGGACAATTCAAGCAAATTGGTATTTCTAAGGATCCAGATAACAGTGATACAAGTAGCGCAAACGTTAATGTTTACGTTATTCCAAACACTGCTGAGCATTCTTACTTACTAACAACTGCATTAAGCTAATAGGAGTTAATTATGCCGATATCAAGATCACAACTGGTAAAGGAACTAGAACCTGGCTTAAATGCTTTGTTTGGGTTGGAATATGCCAGATACGAAAATCAGCACGAAGCTATTTATGATACAGAAACTTCTGACAGAGCTTTTGAAGAAGAAGTAATGCTATCAGGTTTCGGTACAGCGCAAGTAAAACCAGAGGGAACTCCGGTCAACTATGATGACGCAACAGAGTCATTCACAGCGCGTTATACACACGAAACAATAGCACTTGCTTTTGCGATTACTGAAGAAGCAGTAGAGGACAACCTTTACGACAGAATCAGTTCTCGTTATACAAAAGCATTAGCTCGTTCAATGAGTAACGCTAAACAAGTGAAAGCAGCAAACGTATTAAACAATGCATTTGATTCTTCTTTCACAGGTGGTGACGGTGTGGAACTTTGTTCTACTGCTCACCCATCAACAGGCGGAAACATCTCAAACGAGTTAGCAACTGCTGCTGATTTAAACGAAACATCTTTAGAGCAATCATTAATTGATATTGCTGGTTTAACTGATGACAGAGGATTAAAAATCGCTCTGAACGGAAGAAAACTTATTATTCCAGTCAATCTTCAATTTACTGCTGAAAGATTAATGAAATCTAATTTGAGAACAGCAACTGCTGACAACGACATCAATGCCGTTGCAAGCATGGGAATGTTACCAGAAGGTTATACAGTTAATAACTTCTTAACCGATACTGATGCATTCTTTATTAAAACTGATTCTCCAAATGGGATGAAGCATTTCCAAAGATCACCTATCACAACTAAAATGGAAGGTGACTTTGAAACTGGTAACGTAAGATACAAAGCAAGAGAGAGATACTCCTTTGGTTTCTCTGACTTCAGAGCTATCTTTGGTTCACCAGGAGCATAAAAACTTAACTTGTGGGGCTTCGGCCCCACAATAACTAGGGATTAAACAATTACACCGACTGACCTAGCAGACGATCGTAGAGACGGTGTAATAAATACTACGAGGTAAAAAATGTCTAATTCAACATTTAGCGGTCCAGTTAGATCAGAGGGTGGTTTTAATGTAATCAATAAAGCTGCTGCAACTGGAGCTGTTACAGAAACAGGTTTTTCTGTTAATTCTACTGGTCAACTAGTTTCTATGGGAACTAGAAAAATTCAATCATTTGCAGGTTCTTTAGCAGCCACAGACGCGGCATCAACTGCATATGGAGACGGTGATGTGCTTGTAGAGCTCGGTGCATTAAATACAGACGCACCAGACGGACTAGTAACACCTACTAAATTTTTTATTCACAGAGCATTAATTGGTATTACAACTGCGGCAGGAGAAACTCTTGTTGGTGGTTTATCATTAAGTGCCACTTCTGGTACAGCTACTAACTCAGCAGTTTCTTCTGGAACTGAAATCGTTGGTGCTGGTGTAACGTCTTTTAACGAACAGTTAAGTGCTACACAATCAATCACAGAAATTGACGTGAACTTTAACGATAGTGCTGGTAACTACCACATATTCGTTCCAAATGTTACAGCGGCAATCGCTAGCAAAAATTTATATGCTTTTGCTACAACTGCGGTAAACGCTGACATAACTGCTGGAAGATTTACAGTAGAACTAGAATACTCAGTATTTTAATAATTAGTGGGGCTTCGGCCCCACAGTTTCTTGATTAAGGAGGGAAACAAATGGCAGATACAGTAACAGGACCTACAATCCTACAAGAGAATGATAAGAGAGTAACAATTAAAATAGTAGTGGAGTCTGACGGCACAGGAGGCACAACAGTTTTTGGTGATGTTTCAGCCTTGTCGGCTAACAAAGAAGGACAATCAGTTACAACACTTTCTTTACAAAGAGTATGGTGGACTTGTGCAAATGGTGATGGCGCAGATGCTTTTGCTCGTTTAGATTATGAAGATTCTGATGGAGATATTCCTATTATAACTTTGATAGATTCTGGTTATTGGGATTTTAGAGAGTTTGGTGGCATACCAGCAAACACAAGCAGTAATTCCAATGAAAATGATGTTAACTTTGTAGTGGCTGCGGCTGCAGACTCAGGTAATACATATACTTGTATTGCAGAGTTTATTAAAAATTATTAATGATTTCTAGATCTTCTATGCCTCAGCAAATATCTAAGGCAGGTCAGAAAAAGAAATTTGTTAAAAAAAAGAAAAAGAAAAAGGTAAAACATGGCAACATCAGGAACAAATAGTTTTGATTTAGATGTCGATCAGGTCATAGAAGAAGCTTTTGAAAGATGTGGTATCAACTCTAGATCAGGTTATGATTTAAAAAGCGCAAGACGTTCTCTTAATATAATGTTAGCTGAGTGGGCTAACAGAGGTATTAATTTATGGACAGTGGAGTTAAGAACAAAAACTTTAACAGGTAGTACAACTAGTTATAGCTTAGATTCAGATTTAGTTGACGTATTAGAGGCTGTAGTATTTACAGAAACTGATTCATCTACCGATATCGAAGTAGATAGAATTAGTAGAGCAGAATATTTAAACATATCTAATAAATCAACCACAGGAACTCCTGTGCAATATTTTTTAGAAAGAGGAACCTCTACACCAACTTTATTTTTATATCCTACTCCAGACGCGGCGCATACTTTTAAGTATTATGGTTTAACTAAAATACAAGATGCGGGTGATTACAATGATCAGTTGGAAGTTCCGACAAGATTTTTACCTTGTTTAACTTCTGGCTTAGCATACTACGTTTCAGTAAAAAAAGCTCCAGAGAGAACTCCTTTATTAAAACAATTATATGAAGAAGAGTGGCAACGAGCATCAGAGGAAGATAGACCTAGATCTAGTTTCTTTGCAACCCCGGAGAGAAGTTATATCTAATGCCAAAAGCAACTGGTAAATACTCACAAGCAATATCAGATAGAAGCGGCATACAGTTTCCTTACAAGGAAATGCGTAAAGAATGGAATGGATCTTTAGTTCACAAATCTGAGTTTGAATCAAAACATCCTCAATTAGAAAGACAAAGACATTCTTCAGATGCACAGAGTATAGAAGACGCTAGACCTGATAGAACAGAGCCAATGACAGTTTTTGTTGGCGGTTCAGGATTTTTTGAATATAATAATTCTATGCAAGTTTCTAAAAAGCAACCTCCTGTAGTATCTTCTTACTTAGGAAGCGTAACGGTAAGTATTTCATAATGGCTACAACATACTCAGAATTAACTCAACAAATTTTAGATTATACAGAAGTTGGCTCTGATATCTTAACTTCTACTATAACTAATGATTTTATTGAGCATGCAGAAAATAGAATATTTAGAGATGTAGATATTGATGTGTTTAAGTCTCATCAAAGTGCTAACCTAACAGCTAGTAATCCATTTTTGTCTTTACCAGGTGGTAGTAGACCAGAACCAACCTCGTTGGGAACTGTAAGAACTATGCAAATATTTGCACCTTCAGGAACCCCAACAAGAAGTTTTTTAGAACAAAGAGATGTAAGTTATATGAATGAATATTGGCCAGATAGGACTGCAACTGCAGAGCCTAGATATTGGGCATGGTGGGATCACAACACAATTTATGTTGCACCTACTCCTGATCTAGCATATAACGTAGAGTTAGGTATAACTAGATTACCAACAAGACTGTCTAGTTCAAACAGTACCTCATGGTTAGGTGATAATGCTCCTGCATTATTACTTTACGGATGTCTTGCAGAAGCCTTCAAGTTTTTGAAGGGACCAGCTCAAATGCTGCAAATTTATGAACAATCATATCAACGTGCTCTTCAAGAGTTAGTTATAGAACAACAAGGAAGACACCGAAGAGATGAATATATGCACGGAGCGTTAAGAACTCCTTTGCAGTCAAAAAACCCATAGGAGAATAAAACATGGCAATAAGTCAAGCTGTTTGTACAAGTTTTAAACAAGAGTTATTAGTAGGAACACACAACTTTACAGCGAGTTCAGGTGATACTTTTAAAATAGCTTTATACACAAGTAGTGCTTCATTAGGTGCTAGCACAACTGCATTTAGCACCTCTAACGAGGTATCTGATTCAGGAACATATAGTTCAGGTGGGGGATCTTTAACAAGTGTTACACCTACAACTTCTGGAACAACTGCTATTTGTGATTTCGCTGATATCTCTTTCACCTCTGCAACAATTACAGCAAGAGGAGCATTAATTTATAATAGCTCTCAATCAAACAAAGCTGTAGCTGTTTTAGATTTTGGTGGTGATAAAACTTCTACCAGTGGAACTTTTACAATTCAGTTTCCTACCGCTGATGCTAGTAACGCTATATTAAGATTAGCATAGGAGAATTTAAATGGCGTTAGTAATTAACGACAGAGTAAAAGAAACCACAACCACGACAGGAACAGGTGCGGTCTCCTTATCTGGAGCAGTTACCGGTTTTGAAACTTTTGCAGCTGGTATTGGTAATTCAAATACAGTTTATTATTGTATTGCACATCAAGACCAAGCTGAGTTTGAAGTAGGACTTGGAACTTTAGACGGAGATAGTTCTGATTTAACAAGAACAACAGTTATCTCAAGTTCTAATAGTGATAGTGCTGTAGATTTTAGTGCAGGCACAAAAGACGTATTTTGCACAATACCTGCAAGTAAATTAGTTTTCGAAGACGGCAGTGATAATTTAAATATATCTTCCATAAAAAATACAAGTTTAGTAGTCGGTAGAGATGCTGACAATGACATTGATTTTGCCACTGACAATAATATTTTATTTAGAGCTTCAGGTGCTGATCAAATTAAATTAATTGATGGTGCTTTAGCTCCTGTAACTGACAATGATGTAGACTTAGGGACTAGCTCATTAGAGTTTAAAGACGCTTTCTTTGATGGCACAGTAGAAGCTGATGCAATAACTATAGGTGGCACAAACGTAACTTCTTTGTTTGCAAGTTTATCAGGTGCAACTTTTACAGGTAACATAGAAATAGATGTAGCCTCAGGTGATCCTGCTATCATATTAGATACTCAAGGTGCTGATAAGTTTCATATCGCTGTTGATGATTCAGATAGTGATAATTTAGTAATTAAATCAGGTGGCACAGTTGGTTCTGGTAATGGACTTAAAGTAGATAGCAGCGGTAATTTAACAGTAACTGCTGATGTTAGTGTAGGAGACGACTTAACGGTTGAGGGCGGTGTTGTAGATGTTAAAAATACAGGCGCACAATCACAAGTTAGATTTTATTGTGAGTCATCAAATGCTCACTACGCGGCTATTCAAGCACCAGCGCATGCTGATTTTTCTGGTAACACGACATTAACGTTACCTGCAACAACAGATACAATCGCGGGTATTGCATCAACACAAACTTTAACAAACAAATCAATAGATTCAGATAACAATACAATTACAAACATTGTAAATGCAGACATTAAATCAAGTGCTGCAATTGCAGATACAAAATTAGCTACGATATCTACGGCAGGTAAAGTAGCGTTAACCGCTTTAGAAATTGATGGTGGTTCAGACATTGGAGCAGATTTAACAACATCTGATTTAATTATAGTAGATGATGGTGCTGGCGGGACAAACCGTAAAGCAGCATTATCTAGAGTGGTAACTTTAATGACAGCTCAAGGATTTTCTCAGGAGGATCCTACGGCTCTTGCAATAGCATTAGGGTAATATATAAAGGAGGCTAAATGGCAAATACTTTTAAAGTCGTAACAAAAGCAGGAGTTACTAGTTCAGATGTTATTTATACAGTAGCAAGTTCTACAACAACTGTTGTTCTTGGTATTATGGTAGGCAACACTACAACTGGACAAATTACTGCTTCAGTTACTTTAAGTTCAGACACCTCTAACAGAGCAGGAGCAAATGACGAGGCCAACCAGGCGGTTGAGCTTGTTACCAATGCACCTATTCCTGTTGGCGGAACTTTGGAGTTGCTCGCGGGCAACAAAGTAGTAATGGAAACCACCGATACGCTTTCACTAGCGGCATCAGGTGCAGCTGACATTGCTTTGTCAATAATGGAGATAACATAAGATGCCTTTTATTGGTACACCTTTAGATACCAGGAACACTTTTCAATCTCTTCAAGGTAAGAGATTTAATGGTGATGGAAGCACAACAGCTTTTACATTAGACATTGCACCTAGTTCAGTATTTGACATAGAGGTCTTTGTAGAAAATGTTCGTCAAGATCCAAACTCTGCTTATAGCATAAGCGGAACTACACTTACATTTACTGGAGCACCTCCTTCTGGCACAAATAATATTTATGTAGTTCATCAAGCTAAAGCAGTAGGCACAATTAATCCTGGAGATGGAACAGTAAGTCAAGATAAATTAACTAGTGGAGTTGTAGCCCCTAGAGTAAATGCTTTTCCAATTATAATTAATGGAGACATGGCTGTTGCTCAAAGAGCCACTACCTCAACTTCTACAGGTATTGAAACTTGTGATAGATGGCAAGTTAGAGCAACAAACACAGATGATCTTGCAATTACACAAGCACAATCAACAACAGTTCCAGGACATGGTTTTAAATTTTCTTATAAGTATGATACTACAACAGCAGAAAGTGCTTTAGCATCAGATGAGGCTTTAGCAATAGAAACAAGACTAGAAGCAAATACTTTACAAGGATTAAAATATGGAACAGGTGATGCTGAAACAGCTACTTTAGCTTTTTGGGTAAGAGGTAGTTTAACAGGTGTTCATGGCATATATATTAGAACACATGATGGAGCACAAGAGTTTGTACAATCTTATAATATAGATGCAGCCGATACTTGGGAACAAAAAATTATTAATATACCTGCTAATACAGCTAAAGTAATAAACAATGATAATGGTATAGGTTGGTGGATTCAATGGGGATTAGCTGCAGGTACGGGAGTTGATGGAGCAACTTTAGGTTCTTGGCATGACAATGCCACAGAAATATTTCCAAGTGGTCAAGTGAACTATATGGCTAATACATCTTATGAATTTTATTTAACAGGTGTTCAATTAGAAATAGGAACATACACATCAACAACATTACCAAAATTTCAATTTGAAAGTTTTGGAGACAATTTATTAAGATGTCAAAGATATTTAAATAGAATGGTTCAAAACGGAAGTGATAGTAATATTCGTTTTGCCGTAGGTGTTTGCAAAAGTAGCACATCATCTGAATATGGTTATTTAGTTTATCCAGAATTAAGAGATACACCTGCAGTGACTTTTTCTAGCACATCTTCTCATTACAGAGCTAATTCAGATTCTGCTAGAAGTGGAAGCAGTGGGCCCACTGTAGATAATAGACACAAAAACGGATGTAGACCTTCTTTAACAGTGTCTAGTGGACAAACATCTGGTCATGCCGCAATGTTTGAAGCAAATAATGATGCTGCCTTTATAGAATTGGATGCGGAGTTATAAAATGGAAATAAAAAATATTACAAAAGTAGAAAATGTTTATGTTGATGGTGTAAAATCAGAAAAAACATATAAAGTTACTACAACAAACAAAATAATTTTTGTTGGAAAAAATGAAGGAACACAATATTCAAATGCTTTAGATGAATGGATAGCAGACGGAAACACAATTACGGATAATGGGAGTTAAACATGGCACTTAGTACAATAGGAACAAATAGTATAGCAGATGATGCGATCACTGCAGCTAAAGCAACAGGATTCGGTAAAATACTTCAAGTTGTTGGCACTACAATAACATCAAATCAATCTGGAAACACGTCTAGTGAGGTAATGATCAGTAATTATGTTGCTAATATAACACCAAGTTCAACTTCAAGTAAAATATTAGTGCTTTTTAGTGGTCCTGCACAAACAGAGGATAGTAACTCTGCTGGCCAAAATGCATCTTTTAAATTAAGAATTAACACGGGTAGCGCAGCATCAACCAGCTCAACTGATTATCAACAAGTTAGATTTGGAGCATATAATTATGCTAGTGCATCAGGAACCACAGAAGAACATGGGTGTTTAGTATTTAATTATTTACATTCACCTTCAACTACAAGTGCTGTTCATGTAGGTATTTCTGTTGCAAATTATGATGGAGCACCCAACTGGAGATTGGGAATTGCTGATTTCAAATCACATTGGACATTAATTGAGGTAGAAGGATAATGGCTGATATTTTAAAAGTAATACAATATATTAATCCTGATGCTAAATGTCAGATCACTGATAATGATGTTAATAAAATTGAATGGTTAGATGGAACTACACCAATATCAGCAGAGGATATTAATGCAAAAATATCTGAATATGAAACTGCTGAAGCAACGAAAAAAACAAATAATGAAAGTAAAGAGGCATCAGGCAAAACTAAACTTAAAAACCTTGGTTTAACTGATGAAGAAATTAAGGCATTGATAGGTAAATAGGAGGATAGATGAGTAAGACACAAATAGTATCAGGTGGAATTACAGACGGAACAATAGCTACAGCAGATATTGCTGATGATGCAATAGGTAATACTAAATTAGATTTAGGTGCTAACTATGCTTTTACGGGAACCATAACTGGTACTCCTAATAATCTAGTGCAAGTGTCCTCTGTAAGTTTGGGTACAAGTGGTGCATATGCACACAATGGAATATTCTCATCCACTTATGATACCTATCTTATAACCATGGACCAGATTCAATGTGCAACAGCAGATACACATATTAAATTTAAATTTTACAATGATACAGGTGCAACCTCCGATAATACTTACAGAGGATATTATTTTCAAAAAACAGGAGAAGGAGATAGTTCACAAGATTATCATAATTCTTATCCTTTTTTATCAGTGGCTCAAAACGGAACATCTAATCAAGGACTTAGTGGAGTTCTATGGGTTAATAATCCTGTAACAAGCGGTGTAGAAACTACATTCTGGTATCATACTTCTTATATGAAAAATAGTGGTTACTCTGGCATTTCAACTGGTGGAGGTTTTGCAACTGATTTTGGTTCAAGAACACATACGGGTTTTTATTGGTTTACATCACAAGGTAATTTTGGTGGTAGAGCAAAAGTTGTAGTTTATGGAGTGAAAAGAACATAATGGCAAACGATAATATAACAGTATACAACGGAGAAGGAAAACCAGAAACAACTAGAGAAATGACTGATGCTGAAATGAATGACAGAACATCTTTGTCTGAAGAGTTGTCTATTTTAAGAATAGTTAGAAATAGTCTTTTACAAGAAACTGATTATCTTGCAAGTTCAGATAGAACTTTATCTGATAATATGAAAACATACCGTCAATCATTAAGAGACATGACTTCTGGATTGGATACCATAGAAAAGGTAAAAGAAAAAATGAAATTTGAGGATGGGAAATATATAAACTTTCCTGTAAAACCAAAGGAGTAACTAGATGGCATATATAGGAAAATCAATTGAAAGTGGCACCTTCTCTGTTTTAGATACGAGTGGTAATACCTATAACGGTTCTAACACAACATTTAGTTTAGGAACGCAAGTTGGTTCTGCGGCGCAGCTCCTCGTATCTCATGATGGTGTGATTCAAAAACCTGGAACAGATTATACTTTAGCTTCAGGCGGAACGCAGATTACATTTAGTACAGCACCTGCAAGTGGCGCATCAATTTTCATCGTGGAGATATCTGGTGCAGTGGGTGGCCCATTAGATTCAGACTTAAACGGCAATGAATTAATTTTAGATACAGACGGTGACACAAGTCTTCATGCTGATACAGATGACCAGATAGACGTTAAGATAGGTGGCACAGATCAATTTAGTATAAAAGACGGTGTTATAGAACCTACTACTGATAATGATGTGGATATTGGAGCTTCATCAAAAGAATTTAAAGATGGATATTTTGATGGCACATTACACTGTGATGTTTTAGATTTAGCAGGAACTGAGTATACTTCTATAGGACAAGGAAAAGTATTACAAGTTTTACAAACAGTTAAAACAGACGTGTTTTCGACTACTTCAAGTTCTTTTGTTGATGTCACAGGATTAAGTAGAACTATCACTCCGTCATCTTCTAGTAATAAAGTTCTTATTAATGTAAATCTAACCACTAACTCAAGTGATAACTCTATTGCAGCAAGATTGTATAGAGGATCTACATTAATAGCAGCTGGTGATGGTTCTAGTAATAGGTCAAGAGCTTTTGGTGGAAGTTCTTATAGTGGTCATATTGGTGATACTTCAGTCATGCCACATAATGTAATGTTTTTAGATAGTCCCAATACGACCTCGGAAGTTACATATAAAATACAAGGTGCTGCTGTCGGAGGAGGAACTTTGTACTATGGTAGAGGCTCAAGTGATGCAGATAATTCACAACACCCAAGAACTCCTCAAATAATTACCGTGTTTGAAATAGGAGCGTAATATGGCAAATTTACACAAAGCAATCAGAGCAATCCATAGCAATGCAGTGACTATTAATGGAAATGACAAATCAAATATAGTTGCACTTGATGATTCAGATAATGAAATAACTATTGA